CCGCAAGAAAGGCCCCCTATTTATTTAGGGGGCTTTTCATTTTAATTTACTAATGCTATAATTAAATGACCTAGAAAAAGGAGAAACGTATGTCATTTGACACACTAAAAGTTGCGGAACTAAAGAAGATTGCAGAAGATTTTGCGGTCGATACAAATGGTTTAAAGAATAAGGCTGACGTAATTGCAGCACTCGCTGAAGAAGGCGTAACATGGTCTGTATACCAACAGACAATCAAGAAGCTTGAAGATGAGGCGGAAGAAATTTCCGAGGATGTCCTGCCTAAGTTTGACCCTAAGAAAGATCAGCCAGAAGATACTGTGCTTGTTCGCATGACTAGAGCTAACTTTAGATATGATATGCTAGGATTCACATTCACAAAAGAGCACCCGTTCGTTGCTATGCATAAAGACAAGGCACAGGTAATCTTTGATAAGGAGGATGGTTTTAGATTAGCAACTCCAAAGGAAGTCCAGGAGTTTTACAGCTAAGACCTACTAAATGGCAGAAGTATATACATACAGTAATGATTTAGTTTCAACTAAAATATTTTGGCAAAATGATATCGTTTCTGCTGACGCTAACGTATTGGTAGATTTTTATGAGGTATCTAGATCTTTAGATATTTCTGATTCTTTAGCCTCAGCAGTAACACAGACACTGATATCTAGTAACTCTGTAGCAATTAAATCTGAAACTGATAATGGAACATATTCTGTTGAAATTCCTAGATCAATAACAGCTACAAATAAAAAATTAAAATTAACCTGGAAGTATTCAGTTAATGGATCTTCTACATCACACTCAACATACTGCAGCATTTCTACACCATATTGCAATATGGCTGAAGCAATAGAGGACTTAAACTTTGGAACAGATGCTTCTGATCCAGACTATAAGACTTATCATCAGCTTAGAATGGCAGAGAAATATGCCAGAAAGCTTATTGAAAATTATTGCGGTCAAGACTTTTTCGTATACGATGATGTTCATGTAGGATATGGTTCAGGAACAAACATGCTTCCTCTTCCATACAAAATGAATCGTCTATATAAGGTATATTATAATGACACACTGCTTATTGATAATACAGTAACCCCAGAAGTTAATGTTTGGGGATATATTCCTGTAATCACTGAAGGCGGATATGGACTAAGAGTAGATGAGACAAGCTACTTAGATAATACAGTCTATACTGCAAACGGAATGGTTCCACCAACAGTTAACGACTTTGGTTATGGTGGAGCATTTAAAAATAATCAAAGATACAGAATAGAAGCAGAATTTGGATGGGCAGAAATTCCTGATGCAGTTGAGCAGGCATGCATATGTAAATACTGGGGCCATTAAAAGAGAATGGTCTTACTATAAAACCGTTAACTGCCACGTTAAAGGAATCATTAGTAATTCTGCAACAACAAGGTCAAGCGATAGACAAACATTTAGCAACACTTATACAAATGAACAATTAATTCAAGTTAGAACAGTTGAAAAGTTAACTGGTAGAGAAAAGGCAACAAACATAAAAGACTCTACTGGCAAGATTATTTGGACAGAGCTAGACTATCCTACAGAGACCCCAACGGTATTCGAAGTAGTTGGAACAACACCAATCATGGACGCATTTGGCAGGGTGATTGGATATAGCACAAATATGAAGAGGTCGGAGAACCAGACAATTGGACTCTAGTGTATTATTAGTTCAAGCAGCAAGTGGACTAGAAAAATTAATGTCTGGATCTAGAGGCGGGGTTCTCAAAGATAGCACAGTTGCTCAGATATCAGCCTTTGTATACTATGAGGCACATGTTGTGGCAAGACTAACAAGTAATAAAGGATTTCAAAATAAGTTTAAGACCGTAATCTTTGATCAGATAAGTAAAGATTTCGGAGAATATATTGATGCTCAGGCTAGAATTAAACCAAAACAATTACATCATGTTTATGAATGGGATAAAGTTGGAAATAGCCAAGCAAGACTATTTAAATTAAATAAGATTGATTCTGGAGAACTATCGTTTAAAGTAGGATATGAATTTAAACCATCAAAGAGTTTTGCTAGAAGCAATGAAAATTCAAAACGTAGACATGTATTCGTAGAAAAGGCAGCCGTGATGGAAGCTGGAATGCCTCTCACAATCTCTCCAAGGGCAGCAGAGCGCCTAGTATTTGAAGTTAATGGTTATACTGTGTTTATGCCAAAAGGTGCCTCAGTGCTCGTTGCAAAGCCTGGTGGGGCTGGAGTAAAGAATTCATTTCAAGCTGCACATAAAGTATTTTTTACTGGTAATCTAGTTAATGAAGCAATTAAAAAGTCGGGATTCCAGAGGTTATTTAATAGCTCAATGACTAAAGCATTAAGGGTGCCATCAGATATTAAAAAGGTTAAGTATTCATTTTCACCTAATACTATTATGACTCAGGCAGATAATGCTCTTACAGAATCATTTGGAGGTAGAATTTAATGGTAGATTATAAATTAGATGCCATGCTAGAGCTTCGCAAGTTTTTGTGGACAAAGCTATTGGCAAACGGTATATTTGATGCTGAAGAATATTACAGCGATAACTTAGAAGAAACAATTAATGCTATTCTTCCTGTTCAGCAAGCGGCAGAATTAAATCAATTCTTTAGCGGGAAAAAGCATATTATCTATGACAAGATTGGTGCGGCATACGAGGACCTATGGGCCATTTGTAATGAGCAGGTTCTATTTACAATATATGCTACAGATGTATCTGAGATCAATGAGATCAGAAGTTATTTAGTTGATGAGTTTAGACGTATGGACGAATCTGCTAGGGATATTAACCGCTGGAGCGGCGTATCAGACAAGTTTAAGTTTTATAGTATCTATATATCTGACCTTTCTCCTACAGCCCCCTCAGAGGAACTGAGAGGCTTCTTTTCAGCAGACGTCGTTCTTGAGATGAAGTATTCTAGACATACAGATACAAACGGAAGATATATATAATCGTTTGCCTTTTTACCTCAAATCCCGTATTATTGGATTTAGAGGAAAGGGCCTAGCCAGCCAATGATTTAAATTATATATATAATTTTGAAAACAGGAGGTAAAACAACATGGCATATAACTCAGCCAAAAATATTCTCGTTGGAGCATCACCACTTTACATTTCGAATTCAGATTCGACTGTAACAGGTTATGTAGAAAACACCGAGCCAGGACAAGCTAGAACAGCAACTGGCGTATCAGGTGCCAACAAAGACGGAGTTCCAGGGTTTAGCTCAAGCGCATCATACCGCACAACGCTAGACGCTGCACAGTCAACAGCAGGAAACGCTTACCGTAACGTAGGTTATACAAACAATGGTCTTCAGATCACTTATAACCCAACATACGATTCAGTAACCGTTGACCAGTTGCTTGATACAGCTAAGCTTTTCAAGTCTGCGATGGAAGTTATGATCGCAACAGAAATGGCAGAAGGAACACTAGAAAACGTTCTTGTAGTTTTCGGACAGGGACAATCAACTCTTACAAATTCAGGAGCTACTCTTGGACTTGAGGCAGGTTCTCTTGGTGTTCAGCCAACAGAGCGCCAGCTAGTAGCTATTGGTCAAGCACCAACAGTTACTTCAGCTACAACAGAGCGTGTTTACTATGCACGTCGTGTATTGTCTGTTCAACAGTCACAATTCTCACTTGCACGTAACACACCAACAACATTCCCAGTAACATTCCGTCTGCTTCCAGACGCTGCTTACACAGGATCAGAATACGGAAAGATTATCGACCGTAGCTGGACTCCAGCATAATTAATTTTAATTAATTACAGAAGCCCCTGAGAAATCAGGGGTTTTCTGCTTGTATTAGTAATACCTATTTGTTATAATGATTTAGACTAGATCCTAGGAGGATTAAATTGGCAACTACAGTATATGACGTAGAAAAGATTACGTTACAGAATGGTGATGAGGCTCTTCTCAAGCCACTATCAATTAAGCAACTCCGCAAATTTATGGCGGCTATCTCTCAGACTGAGGGAATTGAAACAGAAGAAGATACATTAAATTTACTTATTGACGCTTGTGCAGTAGCTTTAGAAAAGCAACTACCTGCATTAGTAGCAGATAGAGATGCATTAGAAGATGCACTAGATGTTCCCACAATCAATCGCATCCTTGAAGTATGCGGTGGGATTAAGATGGACGACCCAAACCTTCTAGCGGCGACGGTTCTGGCTGGTCAGAACTAGATCTTGCCGCTCTACTAGGAGAAGTTTTTCTTTTAGGTAGTTGGAAAAACTACGATGAACTAGAAGATAACATCTCAATGCCAGAGCTGATTCAGACTTTGAAAGCAATTAAAAAGTCGGAAGAAGAAGAAAGAAAATTCTTAGCTGCATTACAAGGTAAAAACTTGGATGGAGATGAAGAAGAAGAAAGAGAAGGTCCATCCTTTGACGATATACAAAGGAAGGTTCTTGGAATAGAAACAGATAAGAGTGATATTCTGTCTCTACAAGGATCATTCGCAGCGCAAGCTGGATTTGGAATCGGTGCAGGGCTAGGATACTCTAAGGAGTAATATAAACATAAATGGCTGATGAGCAGATAGTCACCAATATAGTCGCTAATGCCGACTTTTCAAATCTTATTGCAGACGTGCATAAGGTCACAAACAGTCTATCTCAACTCCAAGAAAAAATAGGTTCTACGAATAAATCTCTATCTAACAAGATAGCAGAAATGAATCGTTCGTTTTCTGAAACATTAAGAAGCACTGGACAGTATTCTACACACTTCGTAAGCCTAACATCAGACGTAGAAAAATTCGGAAGAAATCTTGATAGCGGTAAGTTAAAGCTAAGAGATTATTTTAGAACATGGCAGGACCATACTAAAACTTCTGGCGGATTAATCAGAGATCTTGCTAAACAGCAAGTTCAATTACAAAACTCTATATTGCAACCCCTAGGCAGAAATGCTCAGGGGCTAATGCAATTTAATGTGCAGGTTCCAAGAGGCCTAGACGCAGTAAAGAATAGAACTCAATTAGTAAGACAAGAACTTCAGATCATGAATAAGGTTATTCAAGACGGCGGAGTTCAACTTATTAACTGGGGTAAAAATACTCAGTGGGCAGGTCGTCAGTTAACAGTAGGTCTTACAGTTCCAATGGCAGCATTTGGTAAAGCTGCAGCAGATGCATTTAAATTAGCAGATCAAGAGTTAACTCGTCTTACAAAGGTTTATGGAGATATTGCTGGAACATCTGCAGCAGAATTGGCAAAAGTAAGAACTGAAGTTGCGGCAACATCAAAAGAATTATCTTCTGCATACGGTGTTAATTTTCAAGAAACAATTGGTTTAGCTGCAGATATTGCGGCAACTGGTAAGACTGGAAATGAACTCCTTGAAGGCAACTCTTGCAATTCAAAGCGCATTTAAGCAAAACACAGAAGAACTTTCTGAATCAATTAACTTTTTAAACGCAGTTGAAAACCAAACTTCAACAACACTAAATGATTTAGTGGAAGCTATTCCATAAGCTGGTCCAGTAATCCAAGGACTTGGCGGAAGCGTTCAGGACCTTGCTCTTTATTTAACAGCGATGAGAGAAGGCGGAATTAGTGCATCAGAAGGCGCTAATGCATTAAAGTCAGGTTTAGCTTCTTTAATTAATCCTACAAACGTAGCAAAAGAAAAATTTAAAGAACTAGGAATTGACCTACTCAGCATTGTTAATGATAATGCTGGCAATGTAACTGGAACATTATTAGAGCTACAAAAAGCTTTAGATAATTTAGATCCACTACAAAAGCAGCAAGCTATCGAGCAATTATTTGGTAAGTTCCAGTTCTCTCGTTTGAACGCATTGTTTGAAAATCTAGGTAAGCAAGGTAGCCAGACACTACAAGTTCTTGACCTAATGAAGGCAAGTAGCTCAGATCTAGCAAGCATTGCTGGTCGAGAATTAACTGCCGTAACAGAGTCTGCTTCAGGTAAGTATCGCAGAGCTATTGAATCTTTACGTGCAGACTTAGCAACAATTGGTGAAGGATTTCTTAATATAGCCACAAAGGTAATTAATTTTGTTGATAGAATTATTGGAGTGGTAGACGGATTGCCTAAGCCAATTAAGCAAGCCCTAGCTCTTGTTGGTGGACTTACAGCATTAGCTGGACCACTAATTATGCTTACTGGTGTTCTTGCTAACTTCTTTGGTTACATTATTAAAGGACTTGGACACTTTAAAGCTTTCTTTAAAGGCGGAGAAGGATTTAAACTTCTAACTCCAGAAATTCTTGCAGCTCAAAAGGCTGGAACTATGATGGAGCAAACATTCTATAGCGATGCAGAAGCAGCAAAAATTCTTTCAACAGCAGTTCATAATTTAAATACAGAGCTATTAACTTTACAACAAAGAGTTGATTCTGGACAAATTTCAGCAGCTCCAGTATTTAGCAGAGTTCAAGAAGGTGTAGCATCATTTGGTGCTGCAAGAGTAGTAGATCCAAATCACCCTATGGCTGGTGATTTAAATAGAGCGCCTAGAGCATCTGCTCACATGAATCCAAGAAATCCTGGAGACCCAGCAACTATATTTGGTTTGGTTCCAGGTGCAGAGCCTGTAAATAGAAAAATTGGTAGAACTCCACAAATTTATATGAATGAAAGACTTCCAAATGTCGAAGGTCTTACATCAGTTGGCGGAACTTCAACTGGAGTTGTTGCAGGAGAAGCTGCTAGATATCACGCTCTAATGGCTACACTAGGAATGCAAAGCAAGGCGGAGATTGAAGCTTTAAAGAAAACAATTGCAGCAGGAGGAGCAGTAAGCACAGATTTCATTGCTACATTTGATGACATTCTTCCTCTTACACAAAGACTTACACAAAATGCCGCAACACAATCAGCACAAATTGTTGCACAGTTAAGACAGGGTAAGTTAACAGTAGATCAAGCTAAGGCTCAAATTATTGCATTGAACGCACAAATTGAGCGAGACATGGGAGCACAAGTTACAGCATATGCACAGTCTGCTGGAAGATCAATTGATTTAACTAAAGCCCCACTTATTAATCAAGCAGTTGTAAATGATGCTGGTAAATCAAATCTACGTGGAATGTTCCGTAAGGGGATATTTGGTAGAGTAATGTCAGCTGTTGGTCGTGCAACAAAGACAAGAACATACGGTGCACCATATAATATTGAAACAACTAAGCCAGCTCAATTTAGCAAGGGTGTTACAGCCGTAGGAGTTCCAGGCTATGCTGGAGGAGTTGTAGGGGCTGGAGTAAATCTAGGAAGAGCGGTAGCACAAAGATTAGGTTTAATTACTGGAAGATCATCTCAAGCAGCATACAAGTTTAAGTCAGCATTTGGAGTATTTGGCAAGGGAGTTCCAGGCAAAACAAGAGAGCAAGTAAACGCACTCCTTGAACAAAATAAGATGCCAACTAGAGAATATATTAGTTCAATGATGGCAGCAGGCGGAGGAAGAGTAAGAGGAGGAACAGACTCCTTTATTTCAGCACTAAGTGCTAATGGATTAATTGATCAACAGACAGAAGCATACTTAATGAATAAGCTTTCAGATGATTATTTAGCGAGCATATCTGGAAGACAATATATTGGTGATTCTACAAATCCTTATGCTGCAATATCCAATAAAGTTATTGGAATGGAATTTAAAAACAATCCAGAAATCTTGTCTTTATGGAAGCAGTTCTCTAGACAGTCTCCAGTATGGACTCCAAAAAACAATCCAGAAATCTTGTCTTTATGGAAGCAGTTCTCTAGACAGTCTCCAGTATGGACTCCATTAAATAAATATAGAAGCACATCACGTAAAAATATTGTTTTAAATGCTGGTGGCCAAAGAATTGTTATTGGCAAAAATGAATTTAAGGGATCAGTTGCTGCAGATGAAACATTCCTGCATGGAAGTAATACCAAAAAGTGGGGAAGGAAATTAGGTCAATATGAAAATGGCGTTACAAAACTTCCTGGCTATGGCGGCGGAGATATCATTCCAGCAATGCTTGAGCCTGGAGAGTCTGTTGTAACTAAGCAGGCAACTTCAGGCAATGAAGGCGCAATTGCATATATGAATGCTGGTGGGAAGATTCCAGGGTTCCAAGAAGGAGTAACTGGTGTAGGTTCATCTTACATGCAAGGCTTACGAAATCCAATGCTTCCTAGAGGAAGAGCTGGATTTGGACCTATGGGTCCAGGAAAACAAATGGCAATTGGTATGGGCGGA